CTATGTAGTTCATAGAGGTATGGGTTCTATGACAATGAAACCGCCAACAGGTTCGGTTGGTGCAGATGAACTTGCATCGAATCTAAAGTCATTCACTACAGACGTATTTACTGGTAACGGTTCGGCGACTGCATTTACTTTATCAGAGACACCGCCAAACGCAAACTCAGTTTTGGTTTTCGTGGACGGTATCTTACAGAAGTCATCAACCAACTATGCCATCTCAGGCACAACTCTAACATTTACTTCTGCCCCAGACGCAAGTGCTGAGATTGAAGCAAAACATATGGGTATTCGTGGAGTGGTTCGCAGAAGTACAGATTTTCAGTATGATGCATTTACTGGTAATGGTTCTTTGACTGCATTCACTTTAAGTACCAGTGGGGCAACAACAAATAGTGCGTTTGTATTTTACAATGGTGTAGCACTCAAACCGACAGCTGATTATGCAATAAGTGGTACTACTCTAACAACAACATTTACACCAGTTAACGCTTCAGAAATAATGGTGAGGTATCAAATCTAATGCCAAGTAATTCAAAAAATCTCGCAGAACTTCTAAACACAGATACTACAGTCGCAGCTGGCGATGTTGCAGACGGTTCTATTACAACTGCAAAACTTGCTGCTAGTGCAGTGACAACTGCAAAGATTGCTGCTGATGCTGTAACAAACGCAAAGGTAGGTAATGATGTGATTGGGCCTGAAAATATTGCAGGCACCGTTCCATTTGGTCATAGGAATTTGTTAATTAACGGTGACTTCCAAGAATGGCAAAGAGGCACATCTGGAACAGTAAATTCATACACTTGTGATAGATGGTATGGTTGGGGTAATCAACACGCCTTAACTCAACAACAAGCAGAGAGTGCAACCCATAACTCTGGAAGATTTGCACTAAGAGTTGCACACAATGATGGTACAGCAAATACTTTTAGTTCAATCGCACAAACTCTTGAAACAAGAGATGCTGCTCAATGTAGAGGTAAAAAGGTAACATTCTCTGTTGATGTTAAAAAGGGTTCTGCATTTACTGGTAGTTTAACATTACAGATTGTAACAAGAACAGATGCAGAGGGTTCTATTAATACTGGTACAAGACAAGTTTTGGTAACAGAAGATATCACAAGTTCTCTTACTACAAGTCTACAAAGATTTACTTGTACCACAAGTACTGTGTGTGCTCAAAACATAAGAGTTATTGGTGTAAATATTAATCATACTGGTACATCTGGAACAGATGCAAACAACAACTTTCAAGTAGAACGTGCTCAATTAGAAATTGGCGAACACGCAACTCCATTTGAGACAACTGATGGTACTGTTAATCTTGCAAGATGTCAACGCTATTATGAAGTTTGTGACACAAATGTGTATCCAGTAGATTACTCTAATCAGTCTTTACAGAATTTTTACTGGACAGTAAAAAAACGTGTTCAACCAACTCTTACTGCTTCTGGAAACGGCGCTGGCGCAGCGCTTTACCCTATTAATACCAACGGTGGGTATATTTACCATTCAGGCAAAAATTACAGTTCGGTTTCCGGCATTGCAGGCGCAGCGGAGATATAAAAATGCAAAAGATTGAAATTAAAAACGCAAAATACCAAAAGGCTCCATTGGATAATCCAGATAAAAAGAATACTCATATTGTTGCCGAAATAGACGGCGTTCAATGGACGATACCAATGAACACAAGCAATTCAGATTATGCAGAAATTTTAAGACAAGTGGATGCGGGCGACTTAACAATTGAAGATGCAGACTAAATAGTAATGGAAATTAAAGGTAGAAACTAAATGGCATATATAGGAGCAGCACCAACCTACGGTGTGTTTGACAGACAAGTATTGGCGGGTGATGGTACAACCACACAGTTCAATCTTGATCACATGGCAGTGCCAACTTCTTTGTTGGTTGTACTGGATGGTGTCGTTCAAGAACCAGAATATTCATACTCAACGAATCTTGTCTCTGGACAACCAAAGATTACTTTTTCAGAAGCACCAGATAACGGTGGTAGAGTATCTATCGTCTATCTTGGTAATGAGATTCTTACTGCAACGTCCGCTACTTCATCGACACACATAGATGAGTTTAACGGAAATGGTTCTGCAACTGCATTTACTTTGACAAGAACCCCTGCTGCAAATAACGCTCACAACTATGTTGTATTCATTGATAACGTATTTCAAAGATACGGTTCTTCATATGCATACACTGTTAGTGGTGCAACAATTACATTTACTTCTGCTCCACCATCTGGAACAAATAACATTCAAGTAATCCAATTGAATGGTGTGAACACACTAAATACTGTTGCGAATGGATCAATCAGTAAAGTAAAACTAGACTTTGATCCAGAAGATGACGCAACCGCACTGGCGATTGCTTTAGGATAATATAGGGAAACAAAATGGCGAACACATTCAAAAATGCAGCACTGGCAAACGTAAATCATGCTGCCTATGCAACTTTGTACACCGCTCCATCTTCAACACAAGTTGTTGTTCTTGGAATGGCGATTGCGAACAAAACAGGTAACGCAGTCACAGTCAAAGTACAATTCACAGATTCATCAGCAAGTACTACACACCAATTATTGGAAGATGTTAGTATTCCAGGCAACACGACACTGGAATTTTTTGCTGGACAAAAATATATTTTGGAGGCATCAGATATCCTCAAGGTACAAGCGGGAACTGCTTCTTCACTTGACGTAGTTCTTGGAATTATGGAAAAGACATAGGGGTAACTTAGTATGCCATTCTTAGGTAATCAACCACAACAGGGTTTTGCAAATTCGGTAGTAAAGGATAACTTTACACCTAATGGTTCAACTACGGCGTTTACTCTTAGTAAGTCTGCTGCTAGTGCAAACGACATTGAAGTTTATGTAGGTAATGTTCGCCAAGAACCTACAGATGCTTATAGTGTCAGTGGAACAACTCTTACTATGTCAGAAGCGGTTGCATCTGGACTGAACTTCTATGTGTTGCACGTTCAAGGTACAGTACAGAGTTCTATTGCACCTCAGTCAAATTCTGTTGGTACAGGTATAATTCAAAATAATGCTGTTACTGGTGCAAAGATTGCTTCAACAATTTCAACTAACCATACATTTAGTGGTTCACTTACAGTTCCAGCGGCAACTTCTGCATATCAACACATCAAAACTATAGAAGGTTCAAATGTTTCATCTGTTGATTTTCTACATGGAAGTAATGGTGTAACATTTGATAATACATTTGATATGTATGAGTTTGTTATTCACTATGCATATAACGCTGCTACTGGTCGTGATTTTAGAGTTTTACCTTCACAAGATGGTAGTTCATTCTCTGTATCAAATACAGAGTGTATACGTTATAGGAGTATTTTTGAATCTGGTAGTGCTGGTAGTGGAGCTGCAAATGCAACTAACTTAGGTGTTTGGAGAAGTTATCTTAATATAGGTGGGGCGGTAGATGACCCAATCACTGCAAGAATACAAGTTGCACATCCATACGATTCTGATAAAAGAACAATTTTTTTGACTGACGCTGGTGGTCGTGACCCATCTAATTATTACAGAGAAATTGCGTCTGGTAATCCAACATCTGCTGGAAGAACCTATGGAGCACAATTTAAAGCAGAAACTGGTAACTGTTATGCAAAAGTTAGTCTTTATGGACTAAAGACTGCATAGGGATAGGATGAGAATATGACATACACATGGAAAGATGTAGGGGATACACCAGATAAAAAACTCAGTCAATCTGAGAAAGAGGTTATTGCAACTGAATGGAACAGATATGAAAAAGAAGATAAACCTTCATTAGATTTACAATCTCTTCGTGAGATTCGTGATATGAGACTTGCAGAATGTGATTGGACACAGAATAGAGATATTACTTTGTCAAACGATGATGCATGGAAAACATATAGACAGTCACTTCGTGATATTACAAAAGATTATAAGTCACTTGAAGATGTTAAGTGGCCGGAGAAACCATAATGCCATTAAGTAAAATACAAACAGTAGATAATCAAGTTGTTCCAGCATCTGTCAATTTAGGTCGTAGGAATAAACTTATCAACGGCGACTTTCAAGTTTTTCAAAAAGGTTCTGGTGGTGCAACAGCAGGAAATAATGCTTATGGAAAAACAGATAGATTCAAATATTTTGTAAGTGGAGTAACAACCACTCAAGACCAACAATCATTCACTCATGGACAAACTGATGTTCCTGGCGAACCAACATATTTTATGAGAAATATTTTAGCATCTAATAGTGGTAATGGTGATTACTCCATCCTTGCACAACATATAGAAGATGTTAAGACTTGTGCTGGTCAAGAAGTTACTCTTTCATTTTATGCAAAAAGTTCAGTAAATGGTAATAAAGTTGCAATAGAATTTAATCAAGAGTTTGGTACTAGTGGTAGCAGTAGGGCAACTAGTACTCAAACTGGTGATGCTGGACAACTAGTTACTCTTACAACATCTTGGGCAAGATACACAGTTACAACTACGATTGATTCAATTGCTGGTAAAACACTCGGCCCTAGTCATACAAGTTTTCTAGAATTATATATGTGGATGAGTGCTGGTTCTACTTATAGTGCTCGTAGTAGTAGTTTAGGAAATCAAAGTGGTAATTTTGATTTTGCAGATATTCAATTAGAAATTGGCGATACTGCAACACCATTTGAAAGACGCCCATTTCACGAACAAGAACATGATTGTCACCGTTATTATTATAAAAAACCAGCACAAGGTACACTAGAAGATGACCTTTATGTTATATCAGATTATAATAACTCAACAAGCAACTTTTGGTTGTCATATCCTTATCCTAGAAAAATGAGAGTAAGACCAACTTATGGTAATGGAAGTGGTTGGGTAGACCAATCACCACTAGTCACAAATGAGGGTGAACGTCATGTTGCATTTCAGTTTAATCAAGGTGGTGCATACTTGGATAAAAGCACCACATTTGATTTAGATGCAAATAATTAGGAGTCGTTATGAACATACAATCAGTAAAGTATAAACCAAATCATCCGATTACAGATGAACCGTCAAAGGGTGTTATTGCAGTTATTCGCAATCCAGTGTCAGATAAGGATGAAGAATTTTCTATCCCAGCCGATGAGGGTAATTTACATTATCAAGCAGTTATGGAATGGGTTGAAAAAGGAAACAAGATTGCAGATGCAGACTAAATATGAAAAAGGGAAATAGATAATGCCATTCATAGGACAACAACCTCTTCACGGTGCATATTCAAAGTTAGATGCTATTACAGCATCTGCAACTGCAACATATAACTTGTTGTTGGATAGTGTTGCTTATTCGCCTGAATCTGCAAATCATCTTTTGGTTTCACTCAATGGTGTTATTCAAGCTCCAGTAGATTCTTTTACAGTCAATGGTTCACAAATCATATTTGATTCTGCTCTTACAAGTTCAGACAGTATTGACTTCATTCTTGCGTTGGGTAATGTTCTTGATATTGGAACACCAAGTGATAACACAGTCTCTACTGCAAAAATAGTTAACAATGCTGTTACTGCAACAAAACTTGCAGACGCAAACTTTGCTGGTAATACAAACACTGATACCACAAACACTGGTAACGTCACACTTGATTTCGCAACATATCAAAATCATGTCCTTACCCTCACAGGTAATGTTACACTTGTCAACCCATCAACTGAAGCAGTGGGTCAAACAGGTATTCTTGTTTTCATTCAAGACGGCACAGGTAGTAGAACAGTTTCTTTGGGAACTGATTATGAAACTGCTGGTGCTGCTGGTATTACATTATCAACTGCGGCATCAACGACTGACATAGTACCTTACATCGTTGCCGCCTCTGGAAGAATTCTACTTGGCGCTCCCCAACTTGCTTTTGCATAGGAGTTAATACAATATGTCACTTCTCAATGGTTCACCAACATGGATGTACAATGCTGGTGGCAATTTTTATCCTTATCTACTAAATCAATCTTTGCGATTCAAT